ATTTAATCAATTTTTATAAATATATAAATAATTAAATTTGTATTATATATGAACGAAGAGTATATCAAATTTTTAAATGCTTTGATATCTTCTAAAAAAGAAGAGACCAATGAACAAGAATCCTCCGAAGATGATGAAGAAGAAGAAGAAGAAGAAGAAGAAGAAGAAGAAGAAGAAGAAGAAGAAGAAGAAGAAGAAGAAGAAATATATGAAGATGTAAACGATGACATTGCCTTAATAAAAGATATTATTCATGACAAAAAAAAGGATAAGTTAAACCAATTATTTTATACGTTTAGTAAATCTATTTACAAAAAAAAAGAAAAACAACTCAAAAAACGTCAAAGTAAAAATTATGATAAATTTGAAAAAATGATTTGTATCCAGAAAAAAAGCGATGAACATGAATATTTTAAATCACTGAGTCCTATGAAACAAGAAACCATTATCAAGCAATTAGAAACTCTAAAACAAGATAAAAACGATAAACCATATAGAATACAATTATTGGAAATGGATATACCAATACATATAAAATCAGTTGTATTAAAAAAAATGGATTCTTTGATGACAATGAGTAAACATAGTGGGGAATATAATAAATTAACCCAATGGATAAATACTTTTTTATCGATTCCATTCAATTCATCTAGTCGTTTGCCAATCAAAAAAGAAGATGGTTTACAATCTTGTAGAGACTATATTATGAAATGTAAACAAATATTAGATGAATCGGTTTATGGTATGAATGATGCTAAAATGCAGTTTATGCAATTAATTGGACAATGGATTAATAATCCCGAATCGATTGGTAATTCGATTGCTTTGAAAGGTCCTATGGGAACTGGTAAAACCACTTTATTAAAAAATGGGATTAGTACATTATTAAATCGTGAAATTGGTTTCATTACGTTAGGTGGAGCTACCGATAGTTCTTATTTAGAAGGTCATTCGTATACTTACGAAGGAAGTACCTATGGAAAAATTGTAGATGTTTTAATTCAATGTAAAACAAATAATCCAATCATATATTTTGATGAATTAGACAAAGTAAGTGATTCGCCCAAGGGCGAAGAAATCATTGGTATATTGACGCATTTGACGGATAGTACACAAAATACAAATTTTATTGACAAATATTTTTCAGAGATAAATATTGATATGAGTAAATGTTTATTTATATTTAGTTATAACGATGAAAGCAAAGTAAATAAAATTTTAAGAGATAGAATGTTTGTTATTGAGACAAAAGGATATAGTACAAAAGATAAAATAGTCATTAGCAACCAATTTTTAATTCCCTCTATCGAGCAAACCCTAAAATTAAATAAGGGTGACTTTTTATTTCATGATGATATATTAACTTACATTATAGAACAAAAAACAAGTCAAGAAAAGGGTGTCCGGAATTTAAAAAGAACCCTAGAGATTATATTTAATCGCATCAATTTATATAGTTTGTTAGAACCTTCGTGTTCATTGTTCAATGAAAAAGTAATCAAAAACATAACGTTTCCCTTTGAAATTACTCGGGACATTGTGGACACAATGGTCCAATCAAATAAGGAGACTTTACCGGCTTTGCATATGTATCTTTAAGCATTCGGTTTCCTCCGCGCATGACTAACAAATTATTATTTGTCTCATCTTCGCACATACAACCTGATGATTTGGTGTATAATGAAGGACAACATTCGGGTTTGAATACTTTATCTGTAAATATATCTAATGATTTATCTGGATAGGAATGTATGTCTTCTATTACTTTTTTAGATACATTTCTAGTATCAAATGTTTCAAATAAAAATACTTTATATATGATTACCCATAAAAGTATATATATTACACCTTTGCACGTTTAAAACGCCGATTTTCTTACACCTTTTCTCATTTCAAACGCCCATTTTATAGATGTAGTTATAATGAAAAATAAAATATTTTTTATTTTGTAAATTGTAATGAGATATTTGTTTATTTTTGTTATAATGTAAATCATACTGATTTATAAATGTTGAAACTTGTAATAATCCTTTATAAACGGCTAAAAATCCATTATCGTATAAATTATGACAATATCTACACATAAATTCTACAATATTTTTATCATTTTTTTCATTATTATTTAATAAACATCTTGGTTTTAGATGGGCTGTTTCTAATAAACATAATGGTAGTTTTTTTTCACAAATTATACACATTTGCGTTTTATTAGAAATTAAATAATTTCTCAATTGTTTTTGTTCTTGTCTAATCTCTCTTAATTCATATTTTATATTATTTTTACTATATTTTTTGTAAAATTTAATAATAATTTTTGAAAAATAATATTTATGGTCGTTTAATATTACATTACCTTCATTTGATAATTCATAATTTTTGTTATTAAAAAAAATTATGTTGTTTTTAATTAATTTAGTCAATTCTGTTTTTATATCATTTATTTCAACTAAATTATCATACCGAAATTTTATATAATTATATATATCTAATAGTGTATTGTTATCCTGTAAAATAAAACAATTAATAATATAATCTTTCATATTATTAATATTTGTAAATTACTTTTAAGTCAAATTATAATGAAACCATAATATTATAGCCTCGTTTACCAGGATTATTATTTACATCAACTCCTTTACTTTTTTCTTGTTTGTAATTTATTTTTTCAAACTCCTCTTTAAATTTTTTCTGTGTTTTCAAACATTTTTTACCATTTATTTTGCACCAGGTTTCATATATTTTTAATATATCTTTCAATCCAAATCTTAAGTTTGTTTTATCCGTTTTTTTACAACACGAATTTGCGAATAGCAATATATCACTATTAATTAATGGTTCTGTTGAAATATTTGGTTGTATAACATTTTTAACAGGTAGAGGAGATACTATATTTAACGAAATAATTTCAGGTTTATCTTTATCATATAAATATAACCAATCATCAGGAGTTTTCCAATAATATTTTTCTGGAAATTTATTGTCGTCTTCATTTGTATATCCGTGAGTATTATTTTGTTGTTTGTATTCTTCTTTAAGAATTGAAAATTTAACCTTATCACCAATTACGATGTATGGAGTTTTTTTAATATAATTATTTGTGTGTTTTGGTAAGACTTTTTCATTAGTTGTAGTAGTAATGTGTATATTATCATAATTATCATAAACTAAAATATTATATGTATTTGGTTTGCGTGATGTAATATAATAATTGTAAGGTCTGTTATTTTCAATAGCTGATTGTATGCCGTTATATCTGTCACCATTAACACTACCTTTTTTAATTTGAACTACTCTATCTAATTTAAACTTTTCTAACGATGGAAATGTTTCTAACACTAATTTATTTAAATTTGTTCTATCAAAATTAACAATACTATTTTTATCAATACATAAAGGAATACCACCATCATAATTTAGATACTTCTCAATAAATTCATCAATATTCATTTCTTCTATTTCATTAATACAAATATACTCTGGTAAGTTTGTTTCTTTACACCATTCACTTATTTCATCATCATTCATATCATCAATAACAATTAATTTATAACCATTATTTTTGCTGTCATAATGTTTTATTGGTTTTAAATTTTTTCGTTTCTTTGATACATCAATATACTTCATATATTTACCAAACTTAAAATCTCCATTATCTATTATACTTTCTAATAAATCTTTAATTTCTTCCCAACTCTCACACCTCATAATAAAATTTTCAATTTCTTTTATAAATTTTACATAAAAATTCTGTATTATATCTTGTAATTCAGGAGTCGTCCATAAAGTAAGTTTCATACTCCCATTTTTAAGTTCTACGTCGTTATATTTTCCTTGTAATCTTAATCGCTGTGAAATGTCAGTGCAGTTTAATGATGCGTGAGACACAAAATACTGGTCTGTTAAATGTAATGAATAATTATCATAATCATCACTTGTAAAAGAATACCCCCTTTCTCCATATTTACCTGTTATTGTTATAATTGTTTTACATAAAAATTGTATATCACTTTTTTCAAATAAAATTCTTAATAATTTATAAACAAATTTTATATTTAATATTTTTGTATTTATATTGAAATAGCAATAATTATTAGGTAGTTTTTCAGATTTTTCAGTATCTATAGATGAGCCGTATATTCCTCCTGATTGCCATAATCTTTGATTTGTTGATGATTGTTTTGAGTCCCATTTAGAATAATATTTTATTTCTTTTTCATAATTTTTTGATAAATATAATCTTAAACAATTTCCATGATATATTACTATAAACAAATCAGGGAAATCTTTGACTATTTTATCTACTAAACAAAATTGATTAGCTCTTTTTTTTTCTTCACTAATCAATAACGAATTATATTTAATTGTAGGTCTTTTAAGTAAATTTTCTATTATTTTTTTTATATTAATATTATAATCTTCAACAATATCATAACGAGTTTTTTTTTTATGATTTTCTGTATCTTGATAATCCCACCAAGATTCAACAAGTGTTGTGTTAAAATTTATAGAACTATTAAATAA